ACAAAGTCTCTTACGTCTAAACTTTCATCTATTAACCCTTGCTTCCAGTGTTCACGTCTAATCTCATCTTCTACGATTTGAAATGGTGTATTTACAAGGCAGTAACAAAGTAATGCTTCTTCTTTTCCCGTTAACCATAAGTACCCTTGCAGCTGAAAAAAATACTCTTTATTAGGGCATTCAGTCTCGAAGAATGGGAACGTTGTAGCATCCCAACTACATTTTACATCTAAAAGAACTTCGTTCGTGTTTACGTCGGGAGTTCCAGTTAAATAATCGTTAGTTAGGTTTTCTTCATTCTTGTAAATAAATCCTAAGTTCAACACATCGTTAACAAGTTCAATCCCTTCGTCTTCTACTTCGTTACCTTTGTCCGTGTACCTGCTCCAGAACTCCTTACGGATTCCGTATTTATGTTCAATCGCAAGTTCCTGAATGTAGGTTTTAGTAGTTTTAGAAAGAACTTCCCCTTTTGTTTTAGGGGAAGTCATCAATTTTCCTATTTGTGAAGCTCTTATTTTCATTAGTATCTAAGGCTTACTTTGTTTCTACTCTTATAATTGTAAATATCTTCAATTAAAGTTTTGTATTGTTCACGATTAGCACAATCTACCATTGCTGTTGGTTGTAATCTTATTTTATGCATAAAATCATTAAAATCAAATGTTTCTTTTTGAAGTAAACCCATCATTGTTTGAACAAAACTTGAACGATTATAGTTAGAATAATAAGATTTTATCATTCGTATTTTATTAGCCATATCTTGTGCTAAATCAATATCTCCACATCTCCAAGTTCCTTGTTCAAATATTTGAGCGTTTGAATCTAATTTTACACCTTTAGATATTTGTAACGCCAAACTTCTTGACGAACCACTACCAGTATTTTGACATAATGCAATACAATCAGTAAAAACATAATCATCATTTTTATTTGCGAATTCTCGAAGTTTAATATAAGATTCTATTCCCATATTGGCATATCCCTCCATAAAATCTTTTTTAGTCCAATTCTTTTGGTTAAGATTTAATGTGTGAACTTCGCTTAATGAATATCCATTTACAATAATGTAATAAACAAATGATTCAGCTTCTTTGGCAGCCATTAAACGATGTTGCCCGTCTATTACTTCCATTCGTTCATTAACTAAAATTGGGTTACACTTCATTCCATAAACACGAATTGAATCAGCTAATCGCTTAATGTGTTGTAAATTTGGAACTCTGTTTCCGTCAATCTGTTTAAAAATTGATAAATCACTTGTTTGATAAACCTTGTTTACCTCTTTTGCTGTTTGCACGTGGTTACTGTACTTCGCCATTGGTGCTGCTGTTGTGTTATACATAGCTTTTAATTATATAAGTAATAATGCTTTTTGTTGAACTTCATTTAACTCAAACTTCGCTTGTAGCTCTTCGGCTGTAAATTCACCGTTACGGATAGCTTCTACTGCTTTTAAGAATCGTTCACCTTGTATCGTTGGTTTCTTTTCCGTCTTTACGGCTTTTATTTGTTCACCAGCTGCATCAACGTCTTTATCGGTTACAATACCTAAAATCGAAGAAAGTGCATAACGTCTTAAATAAGTAATTGCAGAACCTAACACTTGAAAGTCATTCATCCCTTTAAGTTGAACACCTTGAGGAATATCCGTTTGGCTGTCTATTTGTTCACCGCTTTCGCAATGAAATAAACAAGTTACTATTTGTTGCCCGTTAATTAATTGGGTAAATCCTAATCCGTGTTTTTGTAATAACGGGTTAATTACTTCAAAGATTTTCGGAAGGTCAGCGTAAGAATATCCGTAGCCTTGCGTTCCTTTGTGAATTACAGGCACTTCCTGTTGAAATGCTGCTAAACTTTTAAATAAATTTTTCATAATATAAATTTTAATTGTTTGACAAATATAACTATATTTTTTAATATAACAAGAAAAAACAAAAAAATATTAAAAAAAAGATATTTGACCGTTTTCATCTACATTCATATATGCTCCTTCTTCTTCATTTCTTAATTTTCTAAATTCAAAAACATCAAAATATTGTGGGTATTTTTCTACAAAATACCTTGCATAATATGACTGATAAGCATCGTTTATTCTAAAGTTTTGGTCTGAACTCCTTAAAAATTCATTCCACCTTATCCAATTAATAATAAGTTTTGAACTTATTTTTTTTCTACCCTTGTTTATAGCTTTTAACGCTTGTTCTTCAAATGCTTCAAAAATATGTGGGTTTTCTTTATTAAACTTATTAAAGCCATCCCTAATTGAACATCCATTTAATTCTTTATAATTCATAATTTAAGTTTTAATTGTTTTCTTTTATATCAACTTTGATAACTTCAATTACCCATGTTAAAGGGTAATATGCTAAAAGTTCACCATTACAAGTCATGTGTTTGACTAAAATTCCATCTTCGCGTTTAATTACAATAGCATCATTAAATTTAATTTCATGAGATGATAAATCAGGTTTTGTAATTCTCAATGTAATGCAATAATCTTTCATAATTTAAATTTTAATTGTTGGACAAAAGTAATTATTCTTTTTAATATAATGCTAATTCTTTTATTTTATTTTTATAAACCTGCATTAATTCTTTTAGTTCTTCTTTGCTAAACTTTCTTTCAATCTTTGCTAAGGCATCAATTTCGTTTAATTTTTCTATTCCATATCTTTCTACAAACCCTAATCGATAATTATTTATATCACCTGCTTTATCTTTATTGCAAGGTCTTGAACATTGAGCGTTTACATTAAATTCGTTAAATCTTAAATTTGAATGACCTCCTGCGCTCCACATATGCCCAGCATCCACGTTACCTTCTTTGAGTTTCTTTTGGCAACTTATACAAACTTGACCTTTATCTCGTAATCTGATATACTTGTTAAATATTATTTGAGTAGCTTTAATTAGTTCCTGAACAGTCTCTAAGTCGTTTTTCATTTTAGCTTTCGTCTTTTTCCAAACCTTAGCCTTTTCGGATTCTACCCAAACACGAACGCAATCGGATTCTAAACAAAATTTTTGATTGAATCGGATAGGCTCGAACTTCTCTTTGCAGTTTTTACATCTCATAATCAAATAGTGATGTTTGGTTTATATTCGTCTTTTTGTAAATATTTAAAGCTGTTTCAAGTATTGTTTTCCCTGCTTCATAATCCACAAGGTTTCTTAATATATTTCTATAACCGCCTGTGTTAGCGTGTACCCCTTTTATATCATGAAAATCTGAAAGCACACTGTATTCATCTTTAATTCTTGTAAAATCAGGACTTTTCCTATTGCTTAAAATGTTAGGTAAATTAAAATTTGCCCAATATAAATGTCTTCCTCGTTTTTGCGCGTGTATTAAAGGTTCATAATACGGAATAACATTTTCAACTACAAATTTTCCGTGTTTATAATAATGCTGTAAAAACAAAATTTCTTCATATAATTTCATATCAGGATAATGTGGTTTCCAACTTTCACGAGTATATTGACTTATGTTTATACGCGAATGACTTGGGCAAGGAGGCGAACTCCAAATAAAATCAAATTCTTTGTAATGTTCTAACAAATATTGATGCGCATCTGCAACAATTACTTTGTCATTTGGAAAACGTTCCTGATATGCTTTTGCTATTTCGCTATCGTATTCGACAGCAGTAACCTCAATATTTGCAACCTCATCCCACTTGTAACGATTTCCACCTAAACAAGCATAAAGGTTTAATATTCTATATTTTTCCATAATTATAAGTCTATACCCTTAATTTCTAATTCTTTTTTTAAGGCTTCAACCTTAAATTTTTCTTCCTGAAGCAATCGTTCTAAACGAAAAGACGATTGAACTGCTGCTCTTAGTTCCTTTTCCATAGCATCGTAGCTTATCTTCACTTGTTGTAAGTCTGCTAAGCTACGTTCCATTGAATGTATTAAATCATATCTATTTGATGCACGTTCTTTTATTTCTTCAAGGCTTATTTTAATTTTTAAATAGGTAGTGTCTAAGTTTACTTTGCCTTTTATAATTGTCAATTCATCCATAATTCGTGTTTTTGCTTGTTATAATAATCAAAAAGGAACATCGTCTTTACTTTGTTTCATCTTTTCGCTAAACGAAAGTAATTCTTTTCCGTTAACTACATCGGGTTCAATTAAAGGTAGTTGTTTAGGTTTTGTTGGTTCGTGTTTTCGTTGCGCATAAACCTTGTTACCAAATTTATCTAACATATAATACTGATATTTTTGAGTGTCTAAATATAACTTGTAAATTCCGTTTTTTGAAACTCCTTTCGGTTTGCTCTTTGCTACTTTTAAATGAACTTCGTTTTCTTGCGCTCCAGTTCCATCACTTAATAATAAATCTTTTGGCGGCCTCCAAGGTATTAAAACGCTTAAACCTTTTCTAAACCATACTTGACCGCCAGCGAAGTCACGAGCGGACGGAATAGGAAAATAACTTATTTCAGTTCCTGCAATCGTTTTAGCGTGTACCATTGGTTGGTCACGAACGTGGTTTATAATGCAGTTATGTCGGTTCGTCTTTCTTGCGTTTCTTCGTGCAAGCCCTAAAATTCTACTGAGATATTTATCTTCTCGTCCTAAGTCAGAATGTATAAAGTTTTCAGTTAGTTCATTCCAAGGGTCAATGGTTGTAGTGTGAATTGTTATTTCGTGTTTACGTTCAATCTCATCTACTAACTCATAAAACTTTTCAAGCGTTAAATCTTCGTCTATTGGGTCAATTACAATAAAATGTTCGTCAATAAACATTTGCGCTCGTACCAATTCAGCGTTATTCATTCCGTATTCTCCTTCCGTGTAAGGCTTCCCGATATACTTA